GTTGTAGGTTTACACCTCCTCACTTCACATCACCAAAAGGTGATGTGATTCTCTTACCTCTCTGCAGAGAGTGGTCAATATGTCTACACCGCAGCCAACACCATCGGTGTCAACACCGACCCCTATTCCAGGGACACCGTTTAACGTCTCTAACGTTCCACAGCACCTTATGCCACCGCCGAAGAAACCTTCGGGATGGTGTCTGCCTCTGATTATTTACTTGGTTCTTGTGGCGATCGGAATGGTTCTGACTCTGTTTACCAAAGGCTCCGCCGCTCAAAAAGGCATGAACATGCTGGTCTCAGCCTTCTGGGCCGGGTTCTGGGGAGTGATCATGTACGAGTTGTGCCGACATGGCCATGAAGGTTGGGCATGGGTGGTGCTGTTCCTCCCTATTTTGGTATGGTTCGGCATCCTCCTCCTGATCCTCCTCGGCGTTATTGTTGTGTCAGCAGCGAATTAGTATAACAGGAAGTACTTCTCTTGCTAGGTACTAAGTTATCGTAGAACCATGAAAGGTATCGCCATCTTCGGTCTGGTGGTCATCGCCGCGTTTATCATTCTTTTAGTGTTCTTTGGATTGTGGGTAAGGAAGCTACAGAAACCCACGCCCGGTCGGAACTGCAAGGAGAACTCTGATTGGGTGTGGGATGATTCGTGTCTGTACCTCCAAGAGAAATTCTACGACAGTTCGCTACAGTCACCGAAGGATCTGTTTCCCTCGCTAACAGGGTTCACGTACAGTCAGGGCGCCGGAGCGAGTATCTTCTTGCCTTGCTGGTACCGCTTCCGGTACGTCAATGTCAAAACAGGAGGCTACAGCGACTTTAGCGCCTGGAGTAAGTCTCCGGTCATTAGTGGTAGCTGCTGTTTGCCATGCCCGGGTGGTGTGGGACAATGCCCGTCAACCATCAAGCAAGGGTATAACTCCTGCTCATTCAACCAGCCGACAATCGGCATCGATCAGACCACCGTCCAGTACACACCGACGCAGATGCAGCCCGACGGCAGTTTCATCTACATGAACCTACACCGGTATGTCGGCACCGACCCCACTGACAACACTCCACCGCCGGCTGATGCCACGGACGAGATTGTCGGGTACCTGCTACCTACATCTTACGTTGGGAATACCGCTTACTACTCGTGGATCGATGTCATGTACAACCCATGCAACAAAGGTTGCAACATGCCGACCTGGTGTCAGTCCAACACTCCATGCAGTGGATCTTGCTCTTCTTCGTAGGTGACACTCGCATTCTGTTTCATGATGTTTACCACCATGAAACTATCTTGGAGGTTACACAAGAACGTGCAGTTGTGAGTATGAACCCACGTACATTTTTACTTGTGGCCATCGTCGCTCTCGCGATTATCGTTGTGGTGGTGTTGAGTCAGTCGAATGGCAATGGAGGTGGGGGTATTCTTCCTATCGGGCCGAAGGATCCTCCCTGTAGGTCAAAGCTAGCCTACAACAGCCGGTTCAATCGGCTGATCACTGGAAGTCACCACTGGATCTTTACCTACATGATGCTGTCTTCCATCGTCGCTCGCAACCAACAGGATGCTTCTCTGAAGCAGATCATGACGCCCTATATCCAAGCCGCGGATAAGAAAGCGCAGGAGGCGTGGGCGGCGCTTGTTCCTTACTACGCTCGCGCTTCGAAGGGAGCTGGAAAGACCTTCACGGTGAACATTCCGATCATCGTCCTTGACGCCAAGTCGCAGGTCGATATCCACCAACCTCTGAAGCTCTCTGACAAACATAGTCACGCCCTCGGTAGTGCGCTGGTAGAGGACATCGGTGGAGAGAAGTCAGAAGCCGTGGACACATCACAGAACTATCTGCAACTGTGGGAGAAAGTCCACTCTCAGTTCCTGGTGGGAGACATTGATGGCGCCTACGATACCTTCGCTGAGATCGAGAAAAAGTCGATGGAGATGGCAGCGTATCTGTCACTGCAGGCAGCTCAGTACGATTTCGAATCAGGGGAGTAGACCGTCACACAAAGGTGTTCATCTCTTTTCGAAAAGAGATGAACATGGAATATCTCTGAAGAGTATTATCTCAGTGTATAGAAAGAAGGAAGATGGGTCTCTGTACTTGTAGTTGTGGGCATCGCCCAGAAAAATACACTAACCCAGATCTAGTGACCCTCAACATCGGGGATCGAAAGCAGTCTCCCAAAGGTTGCGGACCATCTATCGGCGGTCGACAAGGAGGTAGCTGTTATGACTGGTGTATGGACAAAGGGTTCAAGTGGCCCAGTAATGGAGAGTACGATTGGGGCGGTCAAGGAGACGGGTGCAAACTGTGCTCTTTTGATTACGGGTGCAACTGCTCCGGAAAGTTCGGCTGCTGTGACCTCGGTGGCAGCAAGTGTACCGTCAAGCGTACTGGGTACAACGGTCACCCCGGTGCCTGCTGTCTTCTCGGCGGTACCCGCCAACTCACCGGTATCAAATACACCGACACTTCTGTTGACTGGAGTGACATCGATGATGACACCTACACCTGTAATTCGAAGATCTACAGCCCTTACCAAAAGGACTCCACGGTAAACTGTGCCACTGAAGTCTCGAAGATCTGCTCGGGGCAGGACGCGGCGACGTGGAATGAGTGGGATCCGAAACAGAATGGTCTATGTGTGGCGTGGGTCAACGCCGCCGGTAGCGCTCACTACAGCGAAGCGACCGACGTCCTACAGAACTCTCTTCAGGAGTTTGCTAATGCCAGCAAAACGATCGACCAACCCGGTAGCGTTGCGGCTCAGAACTATGTTGGAAACGTCCTTGAGCAGTGTGCCAAGTACCCCGGCGCCTGTGACTCGCAGCTCAAACAGCTCTGTTCGACTCTGACGCGTGATGATGTTCTGGATGCGTACGACGGGATGGCCAACAACCAGAACAACTGGAACATTGTCGCTGCCTGTGGTTGTCACCTTCCTGACGATCAGTACACCGAGTACGGCCAGTTCGGTATCGATGAGAAGTACTACGATTCCTGCGATCCGTTGTGCAAGCTCAATCCGGCGATTCCGAAGGCTACCTGCGACGCTGAAGGTAAGAACTGTCAGCCGTGGCCCTGTGAACAGACCATCTGCATCATCGACGACGTTACTGTCGATGTAATGAACAGTAACGTCCCCGGAGGCGTGAACTTCAATATCACGTGCGGCGGCTGCGATAACAGCACCGGAGGGTGTTTGTGTGTCTTCAGCGACATGACCGTTTTCACTGAAGCCTCTCATGTTGGTTCGATCGACTTCAACATGAACTGTGGTGGACAGTGCGCTGTTGCGGATCCGAAGAGACCTGGAGCCTATACCAACATTAACTGCGTTACCGGCAAACCGACCGGTGGCGGTGGTGGAGGCAACGGTCCCTACGGTCCAGACGGAGACAAGTTCTGGGAATGGGTCAATGAGCACAAGAAAGAGCTTCTGATCGGTGCGGGTGTGGTGGTGTTGATCCTCGCTGTGATTCTCGTCGCGTACCTCTTCAGTCGAGAAAGGAAATCGAAGGTGAGTTTGTCCCCGACAGGAGACGCTCCACAGTCTATCTCCCAGTACTTTAGTCAGTACTCAGAGTAACTTCAGCTTTAGCTTCAGCCCAACTCTTGTCTTATCGGAGACAAGAGTTTGGAAACCTCACGGTCTAATACCCTTCCACGATGTTTTGCTTGGTGAGAGTAACGGTGACATTCCTTCCGGTAAGATCCGTAAGAGCGTGAACCTGCGGAGGTTGTTCTGAATCGTAGAAGAACTGGAAGACGTAATCCGTTGCCGGTTGGCCTCCCTGTGCAATGACAGAGACGCGGAACCTGTTGACAGAGATCTCGGTGATGGAGCAGTTAACCGCAGTGTTGGGGTTGTAGTAGAAGTTCTTGGTGGAATACTGCGGGTAATCCCCAAAACCGCCTGTCACGCCGAAAGAGGCGACGGTCACATCGCCGCTACCGGCATCTTCACCTCGGATGGTGTACAGAACCTGCCCGCGAACGTTGTGTAGTTTGACGAACCCCGCAGAAATATCAGCCCCATCAAAGGTCTTCGAGGCGGGGTATGTCCGAAGACGTGGGAGTTGGTTGTAGAAACTCACGTAACCTGCCATAATCTAGATGTCTACACACTTGTTCTCCATCAACATAATCTTGCGTCTAAAAGTCTTGGATGACGTTCTGTTTCGTCATCCTCACTGTTAGAGTGTTGTTACCGAGTAACGCCCCTCCGGTGCGTTGGATCTGAGGACCGAAAGACTGTTTGGGGTTAAACTCCATTCGGTACTGCCTAGGAGTACCGGTCAGCCCGGCGCCCGAAACATCAGGTGCTGTGGTGATCACGAAGATGTTCAGTGCAGGTTCGGCAACCGTGCAGTTAACCTCTGAGTTGATAACGCGGTGGAAGTTCTGTGTTGGGTCATCGGGAAAGTCACCAAATCCACCAGCGACGCTGAAGGAGGCAGAAGCGGGAACATTCCCCAGACTCGGATCGTCACCGGCGATAAGGGTGATCTTGACCTGACCTCGGATGTTTGGGAGGGGAGTCAACCCTACGTCTGCAGGGTTAGATCCACCCACCGGATAGATGATCTTGTTGGTGATGACCTGCCTAATCCGAGGGATTTCGTTGTACTGAGCAACAATTCCAGCCATAAGTGTATGTAGTCTCGTTGACTCTCTGTTACTATACTCTACCACAATCTCCCTTCTATTTTAGAGGGATACACAGTACAGATCACCGTTTGTGATTAGTCAGTACAAAACACAGGATGAACGATCAGAATCCCCCTACATTAGGCGAGGTCGCTGCGGAGGTGATGAACATCCGCCGTGAGCTTGAGGAGGTAAAGGCAGTAGTACAGGAAAACCGCGGAGCACTTCAGAGTCTGATATTTGTCTTCAACGAGAGACTGACGGATCTGTATGGTGAGATAGAACATGTCAAACAGTACGGCTCCAACGCCAACAACATCCCCCGGCAGAGGACCATTCTCCGGGATTTCTTCAACACCGGATAACTCTCACTTCGAGTATTCGAAACGAGACGCCGATAAAAGTTAGACGCACAGATGCACGAGTATTAAAGGGGGCGACCCGAGAAGTACAAGATCTACACTACAGCTATGAAGATCACATTGAAGAACTTTAGGTGTCACCGTGATGCACACTTTGAGATCCCCGATGAGGGTCTGGTTATGCTCTCGGGAGAGAGTGGGATGGGAAAGACAACGATCCTGAACGCAGTTGCCTACGCGATGTACGGTAATCTCCGGAAACCGTACTCTCACGGGACAACGACCTGCCAGGTCACCCTCGAGATCAAGGGAATGACCATTACTCGTTCCAACAGGCCGAACCGCGTGATTGTCGAATACCAAGAGGCCGAATACGAAGACGATGCCGCCCAGGGACTTATCGACAAGGTCTTTGGGATGAACTTTCAGGAGTTCATGGCGTCTTCCTACGTTGTTCAGTCTCTCCACAACTCTGTGGTCTCTATGACTCCCACTGAACAGGTCAAGTTCGTTGAGAAGCTTGCCTTTAGTGATGATATCCACGTCGAATACCGTACCAAGTTCAAAGAAGCGGTGAAGGCTGCCCGGGAAACCCTAACTCGTGCTGAAGGGAAACTCGCTGTCATTGAGAAGCAGATCTCCTCTGCAGAGGCTGACCTCCCAGAGGACCCGTCTGACATTGACGGTGTCGACCCCGATGAGGTGAAACGATCCCGCTCGGAGACCCTCTCACAGATTAAGACTATTAAGGGTCGTCTGAAGGCTCTTGAGGAGGAACTATCCCAGCTCCAGGACGTCGAGAAACAGAATGCGGAGCTCATTGAGCAGAAGCGGAAACTCGAGGTCGAGATCAGCCAGTTCACCCAGCTACGAACCAATCTCGGGGAGATTTTGGAGCCAGAAGAGATCGAGGGCCTCGAAACGAAGCTCGAAGAACTGAAAACGCTCCTCAGCCAGACGAAATCCTACCAGTCCCACAAAGCAGTACTCGCCAAGATCGAGAAGTACCAAACGGATAATGCCACCGCGGTGAAGGAGAGGATCGCCGAACTAGAAGACTCACTACCGTCGCAGAAAGATCTTTCTGCTCTCGAAAGCTCCGTCGAAGGACTCGAAGAGCTACGTCAAAAGCACTCAGCCGAGGCATCAGAGATTGCTGACGCGAAGAAGGCTCGTGACACCGCTACCACAACCATCAAGGAGATCTTTACCGACGCGAAGAAGCTCTTCACCGACAAGCAGCTCTCGAGGATCAAGAAAGGCAAGGCTCTTCTGAACTTCCTCGAACGCAAGCTCAAAGTTCTCAAAGGAGAGATGGAGGCAGCAAAGCGCGCTGTCAAGGATCTCGAAGCCGGTATCTCTCGCCAAGACATCCTTGGAAAGGTGTATACCTGCCCGTGCTGTTCTGCGAAGCTGGCCTTCAAGGACGAGGAGCTATGCGAGGCACCCGACGCTCCTGAAGCCGAAGATGAAGAAGCCTCTGACGCCCAGGTCCGTCTAACGTCGGAGAGGATGAACCTCACTAGCTCCTCTGCTCGGGTGGAGAAGGTGAAGGAGTGGGTAATTCTTCTTCAAGCTTCGCTAGCGGAACTGGAGAAAACCATCCCCAAACCTACCGTCAAGTACAACCATCGTGAAGCTGTGGACATGGAGAAGCGCCTTGCGGAACACCGTCGCACGCAGAAGGACATTGAAGCTCTGAAGACCACTGGCTCGACAGAGACCTCAGCCGTGAAAGACCTGAAAGCAGAAGCTAAGATCCTCGCCAAGGGTTACCCGAAGAAGTTCACCCCGACACTCGATGCGGAGGCGATCGAAGAGCAGATCTCGCAGGTCACCTCCGATCTCGATGAAGCGTGGCGAAACAAGAGCGAACACTCTTCCCTTTCGCGAGAGATCAGCACCCGCGAAGGAAAGCTGCGCTACATCAACAAGCGTCTTCCAGGAAACAAGAAACTCCTCCCCTCTCGAAAGACTCGGGATATTTCTACCGTGCAGGGTGAGATCAGCTCACTGCAATCCTCAGTGATTGAACTCACAGGGAAACTCGAAGAACTCGCGGTTCTGGCCGAACACATCGCCACCTACGAGGTCTACAAGCGTGACTTGAAGTCTCTAGAGAAGCTCAAAACTCAGAGGGACTCTTACGAATCCGAGAGATCCGCCGCGGAGAAGGAACTGGAGGGTGCGTTGGGTCTCGAAGCTGCCGGGAAAGAGGCGGAGATCCTGGCGATGGAGAAGACCATCGAGTCGATCAACGAGCACGCCAAAGGGTACCTTGAGGAGCTTTTCGAAGATACCATCGTCGTCCGTCTTGAGGGAACCAAGACCACCTCTCGGGGAGCGACCAAAACACAGATGAACACCATCGTCGAGTATCGTGGGGACGAGTATTCTTCCATCGACGAGCTCTCCGGTGGTGAGACTCAGCGCGTGGAGCTAGCGTTTCTTCTGGCGGTCAACGACATGATCGGAAGCCAGATGATCCTTCTCGACGAGTGTCTGAACAATCTCGACGCAGGGATCAATATGGAGGTGCTCTCTCATCTTCGCGATCTCTCCGACGGGAAACTAATCCTTGTCGTCTCTCACGAGGCAGTTCAAGGAGTCTTTGACGATATTGTCACTCTCTGAGTGGCTCACTACGCATTCATCTCTGGAGAGATGAATGATTACGGGTTGATAGCTACGCTAGCTTCCGAATGTACCGGACGAAATCTAGGTGATTGATCCTAACATCCTCTCCACAAAAGCAAAGGCTTTGTCCTTAGTACTCTCTTGTATGTCTTGGTAGGCATTGTCGTTCAATGCACCTCGCATCTGGTCGAGACTCACACTTCTCGGGTCTCGAAGCCTCTTTCCTTTCTCCCCTAGGGGATCAGCTATACCGACTCCTCTCCCTCTGAAGCCAATTCTCCCCCAATCCGAGGGATCGATACCATAACCGGGGGACTCTGGTTGTTCTCGGAATCCAGGTCCCTCCTCTGAACCCTCTTCGTAGAGGTATCTGTCCTCTTCACTGTATTCGTGAGCCTCATAGAGATGCTCCTCCCAATTTTCTCCGAACTCGTCACTCATTCTGTCCGTCCGGATCTATCAACAACTCAATAAAAACTAAGAACCTAAAGAAGAACGGTATATAAGTAGTGAAGAACCTGTTTAAACGTGAAAATAACGGTTATGGCTACTACAGAGAAAAAGAAAGTTCCACCGTCCCCCAACAGATGTTGGGGGAAGACGAGAACCGGAAATCAGTGTCTTCGACAGCCCCGTTCGGGGCTTAAATGTTGTTGGACGCACAGATCACAGGAACCACCCCCAAAGAAAATGGACAAGACGCATTTCAATAAGGACTGTCCCGTGTGCCTAGAGTCGACAGGGGAAATGCTGATTCTGTCTTGCCTGCATCGGATTCACGAAAGCTGTGCCGAGGGACTAACAGATCTTAGCTGCCCGATGTGTCGAAAGGAGGTTATTAACTGGCCGTCGAGGATCAAGGTGAAGATCGAAGCAAACTCGAGAGAATTCAACCAAGAGCTAGTTGAGGAGGAAACAGCGGCGATACTGGAACAGCAGGCCCGCGCACGGGCAATGATGTCACAGATGACGATGTTCCTGCAACCTCCTCCGCAGATCGAGATTATGAGTGCGCTTCAGTACCTAGCAGACCAAGGGATTCCGATGCACTACATCCCGCAACGCGTTCGTATCGCAAGACAACGCAACCAACCCCAAGTGCAACCGGGAGTACTGTTCACAACTATCGTTGGTCAGGTGATGGAGAAGGTCCAAGAGGACCTAACTCACGGAACCCTACAGGTAGAACGTGATCACCCCGAAGAAGATGATAGTTCCGGCGACGAATCTTCTGATGATGACCCGTTCGAGTTGGAAAATGATGCTCTTTCAGGTGTCAACCGAAGTGTCAACTTTGTTGAGATTGATGATTGAGCGTGGATGTACTTTTCATTACACGCTGAGATGTAATGAAAAGTTTTGATTGCGTGCTAGTACGTCATAGCCCCTCCCGAGGTGACGTCCCAGTATTCTTGCCCCGACGCTGTCTTGAGACTGAGACCAGAGGTCTCAGGGATGTCGAATGTCGAGACCTTGGGCTGACCGCGGAAGTGCTTCCACAGAGCAAAGATAATGAACCCGAAGAGAAGAGCGATAATCACAATCATTGCTACCAGGAACACCTTGTGCTGTGCGGCCCAGGTGTGTACCTTCGCCTTCTTTGTTTTCCCGGGTTGATCGAGGTCTGAGTCCGGTTGGTAGGGACTCCCACCACCACACTCGATAGGCTGAGCGGTGGCAATGTCATCGTCGGTAAAGACGTAACAGGTACCACACTGCTGAGTCATATCAATAGCTCCGGTGTCCGAGCCCATCTCCGAGATGGTGACATCCGAGATGTAACAACTACAGTTCCCACCGGTACCCGAAGGATCAGCGGAGCAGTTACCGCATGCTTGATCGATGTTAATCCCACCTGTCTCGCTGTCAATGATGTTGACAGTGACGTTGTCGATAACACAGTTAGTACCGGTGCAGGGCCCTCCAAAGTCGCCGTAGTTCTGGATGTCAGAGTTCATGCACATCGGATCGCATGACTCTCCACCGACCTGGACCTCGTTTTGGTAATAAGGTGATGTAGTTTGAGGTTTCCCTCTCAGATCCCACATACTGTTGTCACCAGAGCTGGTCGCCGGTGCCGCCGAAGAGGGAATCGGTTGCCTGCCAAGACCGAGGGCATGACAACCGCACATGTTCAACAGCGTCCGGTCTAGCTGCCCACTCCCGGAACCAACAAGCGAGTCTCGAGAGAACTCTTGGCAGAAATAATCCAGATCCAGGTCCAACACTCCCTTGGAGACGTTAGAAGTAGAGAGACCTTGATTGGCAAGGTAAGGCACCGTGTTGGTAAAGAAGGGATCCTTCGAGTCGTCACGACACTCCGGTTTGACGTTGATATCGCCCGCAGAGCAGTTCCCCATCGGGTACCGAGAGTAATAATCTGCGGCAACACTGGTAGGGTCGTTAGCTGCGACCTGAGGAGAGATGTAGTCCTGCCACACCTGTCCATCAGAGGTTGTCGTTCGAGCCGGATCGGTGACGTAGTTAATGAAGGTGTCGCTAATGACATTGTCGGCGAGAGGGGAAGAATTAAGGAAAGCTGTGCATTGCTCTCCAATCTGGTCACTGTCTCCCCAATGTCCAGTGCAAAAGTCACTCATTACCGGAGAGCATTTACTCGCACCTCCCGCGGTAGGATTGAAAGCATAAGTGCACTGCTCGTGAGCAGAGACCTGATTTGCCGGAAGGGAGCAGCACGCAACAGCTGTCTGTTCGTCGATGAACTTCCACTCGGCACGGGTATCTTCTAGAGTCTGTCCCGACATATCTCCATCTCCGCACGACTCGTTCTTGTTGAAGTTCGAGCAGGCCTCGTGACCGTGTTTGTCCTGATAGCAGCTCTTGACCGGATTGAGGCCGAGGGAGTCCTGCAAGTTCGCTGAGAACTTGAGTTTCTGTGAGGATGAATCGAGGTACCACAGATACTTTGGGTCTCGAGCGTAAATGGGACCGTAGACCCCCTGTTCGGTTGAGGGGCCGTGGGTCGTATCCCATTCGCTCATCCACCCGAGTTCAGTGCTACCTCTCTTCCCTCCGTAGAGATTGGTGATCTTACGGTACCCTGTTGAGAGATCATAACTCCCGGGTGTCCAACTCATTGTGGCTACTAATTACCATCAACTACCAAAATCTTCCGTACAAAGAACAGAACTAAAAGGAGCGGGGTAGACATACAGACTAGCAATGGCGTCAGAGCTACGTAAAGGTATCTGCTTGTTGAGATGCGATAAGCGACATCTCCACGGCATCGCCCTCCTTGAGGAGATTCGGGAGAAGGGTCCGGTAAAGATTCGCGTGTTCGTGAAGGGTATTGAGCCTGGGTTGCATGGTTTCCACATCCACACCCGAGGCAACGAGTTCGCTGGCGCTGATAGCCTGTGCGATCACTTCAACCCTACAAATCAGCCTCACGGGAACATCAACATGAAGAGATCTCATGTAGGAGATCTTGGCAACCTCATCGCATTCGCCACGCAACTGAAGAATGCAGATGGCTCCGCCGCGGGTGCTACCGGGATCATCAATACCGAGTTCATCGCAAAACGCGTTCGTCTCTCCGGCCCGAACTCTGTTTTCGGAAGAAGCCTGGTTATTCATGAAGATGAGGACGACTTGGGGAAGGGAACCTACGAAGACTCTTTGACCACCGGTCATAGCGGAAAGAGAGTTCTGTGGGGTATTATCGGCGTCGATGACGGAGAGGATTGTGATTCCCCGCCGATTCAACTTCCACCGATTACGCGCAAGTATTGAGGGTTCATTCATCGGTGCGTCCTGTCATAAAAGTTGAGATACAAGATGATAGAGAACATCTTTTATCGAACTGTTGAAACATAACAAGTATGGCAGATTCACGTCCTATTCGTCAACGAGGAACAGTTTCGAGATGGCGCTAAGGTACACATCCCACGGTCTCAGCCCGATGGTCCTGAACTTTGCCAGCAACGTCAACCCGGGAGGGGGATGGAAGAAAGGTTCCCGCGTCCAATAGGAAGACCTCTTTCGCCGGAGTAACTACTTCCAAACCCTCAACCGAGAGGACGTAGAGTACCCTCTGGGGTGGAGAGTTGTCTACTCCCCTACCGTCTACACCGCCAAGACGCGGGCTTACCAGTGGCTGAGCCGAGCGACCCGGGTCGCGTGCCTCGCCGCGGCAGCTGATCATCTCCATCTTCCACGTGGCGAAGACTGAAGGTCACGACTCGATCGTTCTGGGTGCTCTGGGCTGCGGAGCTTTCCATGGTCCTCGACATTGCCGAACTCTTTGCAGAGGTCATGGATGTCTACGCCCCCTACTTCAAGACGATTGGGTTTGGGGTGTTGGTCATCCGCCCGGGAGACAACGAGAACCTCCGTATCTTTCAAGACACTCTGACTGGAAGTGCATTGTAGCACTTCGCGCCACCCGCTCACATCTTCGTTTTGAAGATGTGAACTTTCTCGCCCTCTATCAAGATGTGTTACAGTACCGAAAGTAGTCTCTCGGCGTGGGTGATCGCCAATGCGATTGCCTTGTATCTGTTTTACCGCAACCGAAGGTATGATCGGTGGAATGCTGGTTTCATCGCGGTCTTTACGACCATCCAGCTCCTAGAAGCGGGTATCTGGTTGACAATGGAAGACTCCGTCTCCCCTGTAGACAACCCATCCAACGAACTCCTGACAAAGATGATTCTGCTGGTGCTGCTCATGCAACCCCTGTCTCAGGCGTACCTCGGAGCGAAAGCTACCAACGCAAGTCTTCTGTACTACCTATCATTCATTTACCTTGGTGTGTTTCTGTGGGCGCTGTTCTTCCGTGTGGGTACCGCCAACCCCGGCGAGTTCTACTCTTCGAAAGGACCACAGGGCCACCTTGTGTGGCACGATAGCAAATCTGAAGCCAACAGCGGGAGCTTCCTTGGTGGGGACGGGAATTTCAGCTGGTTGGTGGGGGCGTTGTACCTCTCAGGCCTGTTCATCCCGCTGCTGTTCGCCAAGGACTATCAAGGGTTGCCTTTACTCGCTATTGGCGGAGGAACTGCCGTATATTCGTTATTCATCGCCAAATCGGGAGAGTTTGCGAGTCTGTGGTGTTACTACGCTGTGTTGTATGCGATTGTCGCGGTATTCGTATGAGAAAAGTGACTTGAAGAGGGGACGACTGTATTATTTGAGTGCTTTGCTAAAACATGTCATTGGCAGACATTAAAAACTTCCTGGTGGATGGACTCTGGTACTCTCTAGGAATGGGCGAGAGGTACATCTACATCGACGACCTCGGAGAGGGTTTCTTTGGGAAAGTGAAACGGTATCGTGACCAGAAAACCGGAGATGATGTCGCTTTCAAGACCGTGGATCTGGAGAAGTCTCCAGACGAGTACATGGAGATTCAGGTACTGAAGCAGCTATCTGGGAAACACCCGGCATTCTTGAACCTCGTGAACGCGACCATTGAGAAAAAGACCGCCATCATCATCACCGACGTGGCTCCGGGCATGGAGCTGTTCAAGCGTCTCACTGAAGGGGCGCCGTTGACCGTACCGCAGGTCAAAAGCGCTTTTTACCAGCTCGTCGAAGCGATGAACACCGCCCATCACCTGAAAATCACCCACCGAGACCTGAAACCAGAGAACATCATGATCTACGAAAACCCATACGGGAAGGTCTTCGTCAAGATACTCGACTGGGGAATGGCATTGGACGGAGGAGAGTATCGCCTTTCTGGAGGTTCCCCAAACTACGCGGCTCCAGAAGTCCTCTACAAATCCTCTGTTGTCGGCCCGTGGAACGACGTTTGGAGCCTGGGCGTGGTGTTGTTCGCCATGCTCACCCGAAAGTTGCCCTTTGACAAGGAGTACATCCCGCATTTGTTCCGACAGATCCGAGAGATGGATGTGAACTACTCCACTCCCGGACTCACACCCGGAGCGGTAAGCATCCTCAAGAAGATCTTCGTCTCTCATGATGCCAGAATCACCTGTCAAGCCATCTTAGGAGAAGAATGGCTCTGTACAGACAAATCTGATGCGCGCATCTAAAAGAGCCGACACGAAGTTTTAGGCTGTTCCAAGATTAATGCAAAGATCTCCCAGCGAAGATGTGAAACCTATCCTCGAGGTGCGACAGCTTCTCCCGATTCTGGATGACGGAGGGGTTGTCCGCCTACATACCTCGTCTAACGTGTTCTACGTGTGGAAGAAAACACCGAACAACACGTTCGGTATCATCGGAAGTAGCTCCGCTGCTCTACCGATACCCAGAGGTCTTCTCGACGTCAATCTCGACGTCTTCCTTCGACAGGCTCTGCGAGCAGAGTATGTCTCCTATATTCGAAAGTCCACCGCGGAGCTGGTGGAGGTAAGAGTCGAGTGAGACCATAATCACCTTACATATCGGTTTGGACCGATATGTAAGCTTAACACACTCAGTAGATCTGATGGAGGTAATCCAGATACAGCTCGTCGATCGAGTGATCGAATGGAACATCTGTCGAGTACCTTCCAATATCAATACCACCGACTGGAGGTTGTCTGTACTCATCGAAGAGATCGTTGAGGATAATCGAGTAATCGACTGGTGGTATGTGTTCTCTGGCCGCCAATGCTTCAGCGGGGGTCTTCCCAGTCATATCTCGAATGACGCTCGACAGATAAGGAACGATGGTACTGTTCATCTCTGAAGATCGGAGAAGAGGAGCTTCTTTGGCAAAGATGGCGAATCCCTTGTCGCGGTTGGTGAACCTGTCGGGATTGTAGAACGGCTTGAGGTCTTTCTTGGTCGATCCTGGTGGGAGAGTGTAGGTAATCCCATCATCTTCGTCCCACCTGCGTTCGAAGTAGGTTCCGGGTCTCTTTGGGTCATCGCGGATGGCGCAGATGCGCTGCTCCCTCTTTGCGATGCTTCTTGTGATCCCGAATATGCGATTAGAGGTAGACAGACCGTAGTCAGCCAGAAAGAACATGTACCCGTGATTGGGAATGTAGTACTCGACGCCATTGTACACATAGGTCCAGTAGGTCGGAGGAGAGGAATCGTAATCGAGAATCCTCTTCCAGAACACATTCCTCATCCCGGCGTCGGAATGGTCAACTCCGTAGTACTTCTGAAGCACTGCGAGAGCGTAAAGGACCTGGAACGTCAGCACCTTGTAGATAGAGTTCTTCTTGGTGTTCGACCACTTCTCGGTAGGGACAACCTCCCGAAGAAGTTTCAAACAATCTCCATCCACCCTCTCTAGAGCGTAGATGACGCAAGGCTTATCTGGTACTTTGACCTGTTCCCATTTTCCCCCCACCACCTTCTTCTTGACGTAGAGGTTGTCGCATCTACTACACAGAAACCAGTCCACCATCAGAACAAAGTTCGGGCAGATCCCCCTTGTGATCAAGTGGTTGACGAAGTAGTGCATCATTAGTTCGCGCAGAGCCGAAGGAAGATACCACGGCTTGGTGGGTTTCCATCCACTCTTCAGGACACGATAGACGGATTTATCGATCCCGGTAAACTTCAGAACAAAGTCAACGTCCGTGTCCATACTTTGGATGTGAGTGCTGGCAACGTAGGCGGCTCCGTAGCTTCCAGTTCCCAGGAGCTTATCGAGAGCGACCTTTCCAAGAAACTTTCGCTTGCCGGTATGCCAGGTACATGCCTCGCCATCCTCCAACTCAATCTTTCGAAGGCTGCGTTGGAGAGATTCCATCACTACCATTCTGGCCGGTGTGGCAAAGAACAGATAGGCTACTCCATATAGAACTAGAGTGAACACCTCTTCCGGATCGTCTGTTTCGTCGACTTTGTATCCAAGCTGTTGAGCATACTCAACAACGTCCTTGAACCTCAACAGACGAACAATCTCGAAGCATTCTCTCGGTACCCTACCGGTAAGATCGTGGATAGTAGACATCCTTTTCGCTACCACGTAATTACCATCCCTCAAGACAATTAAAGCAAAAGATACCTGTAAGTACTCCGATGGAAGACAACGCGTGAATATGAGTGGACTGAATGAAAAACCGTGGACGAAGCCTTGGAACGACATGCCGTGGAAACGAGAGGTAAACGACCTCGAAGCGGCAATTCTCCAGGAGAAGATGAAACTCTCCGGCCTTCGGCAGCGCCTGCGCTATGACAGAGACAACGGCAAACTCCAGAATCAGGAGTACTGGTCATCAACGAAGCTTCGAGAGTTTCAAGAGAAGCCGGACAGCATGGTCACCTACGTAAGGTAGACCTGTTTGATAGTAAGCTTCATTACCTAACGGGGGTAATGAAGATCTAATGTAACAGCGCTACGCGCATCAAAGGAGAAGGATCTGCATTCCTCCACGCAAGCGAAGGACCAGGTGAAGGGTGGACTCCTTCTGGATGTTGTAGTCAGCGAGAGAACGTCCGTCCTCCAACTGTTTCCCGGCGAAGATCAAGCGTTGCTGGTCAGGGGGAATGCCTTCCTTGTCCTGGATCTTCTGCTTGACGTTCTCAATCGTGTCGGATGACTCCACCTCGAGGGTGATAGTCTTTCCGGTAAGTGTCTTAACAAAGATCTGCATGTTCACAACTACTCGCCTACTAAACCCAACGAAAATGTGCGACTCTTTTTCCTCGCTAAGTTACTCGTTGCTATCTCTTTATGGTAACTTCTTGGGACGTTATCCAAGAAGTTACCGGCGTGGGAGAGTTCCCCCTTACACCCGATAATCGAAGAACAGCTCGTGTTCTTGGAACCATTCCTCCACTTCACCACAGATCTCTTCCTTGCGAAGAGTGTTGAGAGCGAGGATTCTCCGGAGGTCATCCTTAGAGCGATCGTCGAGACCCTCGGTGAAGATCTTGAGGGAAGGCTGGGCCTTGATGGCGCGGATCATCTCCGAGCGAGATGCACCTTCATACTCTTCGGTTTCGGGTAGGAAGTCAAGCTTCTTGAGAAGAGCGTACAACCTCGAAGTAGGCCAAGAACTCTCAATGCACACTGAACCTTTGGTGGCCCGCTTTCCGGGGGCAGCTTTCTCGCGAATCTTGAACTTACCGTCCCGATCGCGGAACCCGTAGACTCCGTAGGGGTTTGTCTCCCAAACCATCTCTCTTTGAGCTTTCTGGAGCTGCTTCAGGCGTTCGATGTATCTTTCTTCTTCCTCGTCCGTCTCAACAAAGGTCCAGGTCCCTGAATCAGGGTGGAAGACTCGAATCATACCCATTGGCTTGATCTCCTGCACAGTGACGTTGTACCCCAGACCGGTGTACTCGCTCGCGTACATGTTGTGGATGACAATACCTCCCGGCATCGGGACTAGATTCCTCCCGATTCTCTTCATGATTTCCTCCATCGCTTCCTTCTCTCGGGGCGCGAGTTTCGATTCGGGTTGTACCCGGAGCTCTTGGATCTTCTCGAGGAGAATGATCAAAGTCCTGAAGTGCATCTTGCTCAGAAGTCCTGCTTTGGCGGATGGTTCCTTACAGAAGCTCTTGACGAGTTTCCTGTCCTCTGTAAGCTGTTGGATTTCGACCAGATCCTCAAGAGACGTTCTTTCCGTCACCAGCGGAGCCGAAATGTAGGTCACCTCGGGGTAGTTGGAAAACACACTGATGGTGTTGTCGAGGAAGTAGATGTTTCCTTGTTCCTTCAGATAACACCCGAATCCGTACCGGTTCCGAATCTGCAGACGGGCATTGATGATGTAGTCCAACGCCCGTAGAAGGAGGAGGTTCTCGTCTCGGTTGTCGGGGTCAATGTCGATCAGGTACCCAATCATATCTATCCGGAGGCTGAAATGCACTCCGAAGAGTCTCTGCACTCTCTCCACCATCTCATCCAAATCCTCCGCCGCGTAATACAGATTATAGGTGTCCCGCAGGATGTTCTTCTCAGGGATGCGGTAATTCCACACCCTTTGGGACTTATCGATGTATCTTTCAGGGAAGTTGTCGCACCGGTAGTTGCAATCGTCGTAATCGCAATCTCTGGTATTGTCCCTGTCTCCCGGTAGAACGTTCCGGCGGTATGTCAGAGGACAGTCCCACGCAATCTCTTTCAGAAGTCTGTAGATCTGGGTGTTGTAGTACTCCTTGTCCTCGGCCATCTTGTAGATGCTGACATCCATTGTCATGTTGTCCGCGAAACCGATATTTCCCGGGAATCCCTCTCCGGTGTCGTACTCTTTCTTGTCTTCATCCTCGTCGAACTCCTTCACAGCAGCATGTCGGAAGATCCGAACGTATTTTTCCGTCTTTGGAAGGGCATCGTGACTACCGACACGGAAGATCCTACCGAGGGCCTGATCGATGGCAGGGATGTTCCAGTGAGGCATCGTCACGTGAACTTGGCGGACGTTCTTGATGGTGATACCCTCAGCGATCTTCCGCGAACCGATGATGATCTGACAGCGCTCGGCGTGCATGTTATCCGGACGGTTGAACGAATCGATGAACTTCTCGATTTGATTGGACTTGTTGATGGTCGCATCGTCGGAGGTAATGACAGCGAAGCGCTTCCGACCTCGAGTGTCGGCTTTGGCAATGTGTCGGTGGGATTTCGCCCACACAAACTCGTGTTCCTGGAGAACCAAAGCGAGGTTAACCGCTCCACCACCACCGGCGGCGACAAACTCGTCGTAGATGAAGATTAGTTCATCAGGATGCCTCTTTGCCCAGTCCACAATAGCAGCAAACTTGCTCGAGTACTCGGCGAGATTTTTGCGGATTGCCTTGCGGACGTTATCGTCTTTGTAGCGATACGAAGTCCCTTTGCTGATCGACTGGATGTTGTTCTTGAACGCGTCTGAACCGTAGGTTCCGCCAGTCCGCTTGAGCTTCCCGCCCTTTCGAGAGAAGACAGGAAAGACGAAACTGGCGGCGTCACGGGCTTTGATCCGAACCGCGCCACCTTTCACCTCTCGGTTCTTGATGACGGTCTTTCCGGACTTTGATCGGTAGGAGACTTTGACCACCTCCACCTCTTCAAGAGCTTCCTTGGCGTAGTAGTACTGGAACTCACTCATCGCTGAAGGATAGATAGTAACGTGCTGCAACCACGGAGCCTTGACACCTACCTCCTTCCTTTCCGCGGTGGTCATCATAGCTCGAAGGAAAGAGACCCTCCCTCGGAACCTTGTACGAAGAAGCTCCGCTTTGTCCTCGCGAAGGATACCTTCATCATCGAAGAACTCCCGAGTGAACGCCGTACGTGTCGGAAGCTGTTCACTCTCGGGAAGAATGAGGTTCATCAGACTTGCGATCTCGTACACCTGATCCCAGATCGGGGTACCGGTGAGAAGGATGATCCTGCAGTTCTCAACATTGTGAAGGAATCGGTGAAGTTCCTCATACAGTTCCACCGGGCTTCCAGGGTCAACGCCGAGGAGCTCCTGCAGAGCTGAGGGTTTCTTTGTTTTGGTGGGTTGAATGCGAAGATTGTGAGCCTCGTCAATAATGATGACGCGATTTGAGTACTTCTCACGGATCTTGGCTGGGTCTCGAGGAAGGCGCGGGCGTGTCTTCACGATCCCTCCAGCACGAGAGGTCTCGAAGAGAAACTGA